AACAGAACCACTTGCAGAAGATCTGTAAGCTGGTTTTGCTCTTTCACCGGCAATTCTCGAAATTAATTCAAGTTGAGTTGCTTTAGTATTCTCAAGTAGGAGTTTAAATGTCTTAGTTACAATGTGGCCTTTCTTAACTGAGATTTCAGCAACTTCGTCTACATAGTAGCCAGCAAAGATCTTATTGTTAGTATTCTTGTTAATAATAGTTACTGTACCGTCTTCAGCAATAAGTTTAACTAGAAGTTCACCTTTGGCATTTTCAATTTGTTGTTGTAGCGCTTCAATTTTCTGCTGTAGTTCAGCCAGTTTATCATAAACTGAGATTGGCTTTTGTTCAGGTGATAAAAAGCCCGAAGCCAGATTAGTTGCAACGTGCGCATAGTAGCTCTCGTTAGCAGTAAATGAGTCGCCAACGTGTGTATAAACTCCTTTAGAGTCTAGCTCTTCTGCTAGTCTAACACTTGTTAGCTCTGTTTTGTTTAGATCAACAATATCTTGTAGATCAGTCGTGTCTAACTCAGCATCTGGGAATGCAATTGTAATCGGAGCTGACCAGTCTGACATGATTGGATTAGCTGGGAAACCAGCTTCAGAAACAGACTTGATTCTAAACTCAACGATTTCACCCTGTTGAATCGGAATGTCAAGCTGGTTAAAGTTAACTTTCTGACCATCTTCCACTAAAGAATCTTGCCATACAAACTTTCCACTTACTGGATCTTTAGCTCTTTCTCTAACCGGTGTTTTAACTTCATTCCAGTTTGAGAAGACTGCTGTTTTCTCTCTAGCATCTTCGGTAAATGTCAACTGAGAAACTTCAGGCGCTTTACCGCTAGTTGAAAGGTATCTGTACTGAATAACAAATTGTACAACTCTTTGATCTGTGGTTGAAGCAACCTTTTTATCGGCTGGAATAGACCAGAAACCTCTAATTCTAAATTTAGGAGTTACGTTAGTAGCATTAGTATCTGAAGAAAGGCTTTGAATCTGGTTTACAATAGAACCGTAGAGTCTAGTTTCAGAAGTTCTCTGTTCAACTAGGCTCGCTAACTGGTTTCTGTCTTTATCAGACTCAATTTGTGACGTATATTTTTTAGTCGAGATTTCAGATCTCTTCTTAACAATTGTATCGTCTAATTTCTTGATCGCCTCTTCTACTGCAACTTTATCTCTTGACAACTGCTTAATCTTGTTAGCAGCATCATTGTCAGTTAGGTGTCTGTTAATTTGTACAACACTAAAGTTTGCAGCGTCAATTGTTGGAGCATCTGGCGTAATACCCTCAGTTGAAGGTGGGATTGAGTCCTCTTTCAGTGCTCTGATAAATTGACCAAAGTCAGCAACTTCTTCTTTGTAATAATTTGCAAGAGTTATAACGTTTCCGTCCTCATCAACTCTACTCAGGTCATTAGTATAAAAGCCAACACCAGGTGACCAGTTCTCAGCTAGAATTTTAGAATCCGGGTCAATTGCTTTAACAAACACTAGGACGCGTTCGTTGAATCCTACGTTGATTTCTACATTCAACTGAATGTTTGTATTCTTATAAATTTTAAGTGCGTTAGCGCCAATCCTAATAGCCTCAAAGCCTTCTACAAGCTCTAGTTCAACCTCTCTTGTCGAACCGTCTACTCTAGTAGCCTTATATTTAGTGGTCATCTTACCAGTATTAACGATAAGTTCATCACCTTCTTTTAAGACTTCAGTGTCTTTAACATCTTTATTAGAATCTGTATATGTTAGTTTGTCTAGTCGGTATCTTTTGACCGCCTTTCTTTTAGTCTGACCGTCAACAGTTACTGTTCTCTTAGAGTCATTTATTGCTAAAACGTCGAAAGAACCAAAGTAGAGAACACTCTGATAAGGCATGTCTCTTAATTCTTCGTCAACTTGATATGAAATGTTATTGTTAGCAATATCTCTAATTGCCTGTGCATGGTCAATTTCTTCTTGGTTTAAGAAGTTCTCGTTAAAGAAGTCAACAGCAGCCTGGCTAGTATTGTCAAAAAGAATTCTTTTTACAAGAACTCGCTCGGTATCGCTTGGAATTTGATTTGTAACATTAAATGAAACTGATAAAAGCGGGTTCAAAAAGTCTTCAAAGAAATAGTTAGACTTTACCTTAAATTGATCCGGCTTTGTAAAAGTTCTAATATCGTTTGCAGGGCTCTTAAGTCTAGATGTAATTACATTTTGGTAAGTACCATCTGAAAGCCTTACTTTAGTATTACCTTTACCAAGACCGCTTAGGGCTTTAAGATTAGTATCTAAACGCTCAAGTTCACGTTTCATGTAGCCAAAAGAAGGCACATAAACAGTTGTTGTCCCACCTTCACCGTTTAAGATTTCAAGTGGCACGTTCTTCTCTTGTGTTGTAATCGCTTCGTTTATACGTTCGAAGGTCTTCAACGAGTTAGTATTGATCTCGAGAAGTTTCTTAACTGTGCTAGAAATTGAGTTGTTTGTATTCATCTTATCTTAATATATCCACTTCAAAAATGTAGTTTATAGGGTCGATACACACAACCTCAATATATGGCTTATCACTAATAAGCTGTACCGGCTGTAGAGTTGCAATTGTCTTGTCGTACTCAGTAGCGCGGCCTGTATATATGTTAATTGAGTTACCACCCATGTTTATTGTATCGAAAGAGATCTTAAATAATTGACCAGCTTTCCATGCAAATGAACCATCGTCAATGTATATATCTAGGTCATCATTAGGGTCATTGGTTAATAAGTTCTGTAAACTTAGCCTATTTGTATAGTTTAATAATTTAGCATAAATACCAAAAGCTTGAGCGCCTTGGCCTGATGCACCAACGTCAAACGGGCTGCTAGTAGTGATCAAGGTCGGAGTACCAACTTGATCCCATGTAAATGCAGGTGTGATAGAGTAACCGTTTACATCATTTATAATCTTAATCTTTTCAGGATTAGACTTATCAATTCTTGTACCTGCACCAGCAAAGATTACGTCAGTATTGTATTGAATCTCAGTTGGAATAGTACCGTCGATCATTGAATTGATACGGTCGTGTGCTTTAGTAATAAGTTGTAACAGAGAATCTGAGTCTTGTAGCTGTAGAGATGCATTCTGCATCTGCTCTTCAACTTCAGCTATTCTAGCAACTAGTTCATCGTTCTCCTGACTACCAACCACTAGATTCTCTACGCTATCCAGCCTCTCTGCTAGATAACCGTATCTTCTGTTAGCTTCAATTAATAACTCAGTTGCATTCTCAAGAGCAGTCGTCGTATCCATAAACAGATCCATTGAGAACGTAGTAAAGTCATTTACTGAAGTCTCAACGCCAACATTATCTAGAGAAGAGTTAAACTTAAGATTAAGCTTCAAAGAGAAGGCATTACCGTTAAGTCCTGTTACTTCATTTGGCTTGAATTTAATCTGTTCGTGAATCTTAGAACCAGTTCCGCCGGTAGACTGAATCTCATCTAAGATTAGAATACCGTATAAATTGGTTGCTCTTTGTGAAGGATTAGAAGCGCTATATAAGTCATAGTAAACCAAAATGGCATTGAAAGTAAACTGCTGACCTGTTTTAGCAAAGTCTAATAAATTCTCAACATCAGATACATTTGCAATCTGAGCATATGAGGTATCGTTAAAAACAATTTGTACGCTATCGGTTGCATTTGGATTAATGTTGTAATAGGCCTCACCTGTACCTACGTCGTAAGTGTCTACAACTGAGAATAGGTTGATGTTTGGATCTGGGTGGTTTTGACCCGATCTGCCTTCAATTACATTATCAGCATAGAGTTTGGTTGCTGTTGTGTTATATTGTCTAGGCTGGAAAAGAACAGTTGGCGTTGAACCTACTGAAGTTGGCACGTTAATGTAAACTTCATGATATGCATTACCCTTATAGGCAATATCGTTCTCAGCGTCAATTGTACCAATGTACTTAACTACTCGATCATAAACAGCACCAGTCTGAATTGAATTGTTCTCTTCAGTTAGAGCGCCAATTGTAGCCTCATTTGAGTCTGCTGTTCTAAATCTAATAGCACCTAAACTACTTAACCATTTAAAGAATAATTTCTCAGCGTCTGACTGTAGAATTATTGGATCGTAATCGTCATCTTGTAATAAGATCTCTTCAGCATTTAATGCATAATTCTGAAAAGTCTGTGCAAAATCAATGTTTGGCGCGCCGGCAGAATAAGCACTTCCAGATGCATTAACCAGGTTTAAACTAAAGTCAACTGTATTTGCACCATTTGTGGATTGTGTGAAGTCAGGTAAATCCAATAACGCGTAGCGACTGAACTCAAAGTTCAAGTCAGGGTTATTGAACGCCCTAGTCATATCTCTAGCAGAAGACGCAAAAGCGTACATCGTGCCGCCTCTTGGTTGAGGTATTCTAACTAACGGAGTTGCCATTTATATTCTTTTAATTTATTGCTTATGATATAGTTGCAGCGTGTGATGAGATCACATACCAAACTGTACCGATGTATCTTAATGTTACTGTTGAATTCTGTCCATCTAAGCTAATAGAAGTTGCTCCTAGGGTTGGTCCTGCTTGAACACCAACTGTAACAGCACTAGTATTAACGTTGATAATGGTTACTTCTTGACCCTCGATACCTGCTGGTAACAAGAACCCTGTATTTACAAAATAAGCTGACTCGGCTAAAGAACCCGGAGACGTTGTTGCAGTTGGAGATACAGCGCTACCTTCAACACCAGACTTTACAATTTCACCGGCCATCGTAGTTCTTGCAGCAAATTCAACATCAACGTCTAAATCAATACCGGATGTTGTAAATGTAGCAATGTTTGTTGTACCGTTAAGTACTGTTAAAGCAGCTACTGTCGCAGATGAAATATTCTGAATAGTAGCATTTGTAGGATCTAGAAGTGCCTGTAGATCAGCAATATCATCATTCACCAGCTGGAAGTTACTATTAATAACTGGCCTAGAAGATGAGATAGAATCTGTTCCTAAGATTTGTGTAATGTTTGCCATTTTTGTTTGTTTATTTTACATTTATCATATTACGTTTGACGACGTTGTGGTTACCATTAGTATCTTCAACCTCAAGTGTAATCTCATAAGTACCTGGGTCTTGGAATATGTAGGTTAACCACATACTATCATAGTATATATCATTTATTTCAGGGTTGCTTCTGTTTACAATGCCCCACTTTGGGTTTTTAATACCCGGCATGTTAGTAGCATCAGCTGCAATTGTAACGTGAGTTGATCTTTCAACCTCAGTATATTCTCTAAAAATCTTAGTATCGTCAAAACCTGGATTATAGTGAACCACGTGTAATTCTCCATCAACTGAAATAGTACTTGCACCATTTTGCGTTACGGTAACACTCTCAAAGTCATAGTTCTTAGAGTACTCTTTACCTACAGCCAACATATACAAAAATGTATCAGCATAGCCGTCACCATTAGTATCGTGAAAAACTGCGTTCCAGTTAAACTTCTGAATGATCGGATCGGTTGAGTTATTTAATTCATCTCTAATTGCTTCCCACTCAGCTTCATATTGAGCAGTGTTAATCGGTGAACTTGGCGTATTGCTTGTAATCACATGTGAACCTGTTGTAATAACTTCAGTATTTGGATCTTTAAAGTCAATCGCAATTTCATCGCCATTCTCTATATCGTAAACTTTAAAAGATGCAGACAAATCACTACCCACTCTAGTTGCATTCCAAGAAAGATGTTCAGTGTCTCTCCATCTAAACCTAGATTCATTAAATTGGTACGGCCCAGTAGTCTCTGAAAAACCAGTTTCAGTTAACGTGTCATTATACCTTCTTACCATTGAAAACCTAATACCTTGGCTATCATCGTGTAAATAATTAGCCCTGTCTAGAGTATCGTATAGACTTGCAATTGCCTGGTCTACAGCTACACTACTGTCTTGGGCGTTATCCCAATAGCCACCCGACTTGTTCCAAGTTAAGCCTTTATCATTCCACCTGGCTGGGTCTAACCACTTATAGACTCCATAGAGTTCAACGTCTTTTAGTTCAACTTGAAAAAGATCTCTTTCTCTATAGTGTGATCGATGGCCAAAAAGGTCATAAACTCTCATCTCAACCGTATAGCTGCCTTCGTAAGGTACTATAATTGGCATTGTTAGATAGTTGTCAATATCACCGCGAACTTCAAAGCTAAAACCATTAGGTCCAGTTACAAGCCATTCAACTTCATAAACCCAGCGTTTCCACCAGTTATCCCAAGTTACTAAGAGCTGTGAGTTCGGGTCAATAGCATCGTCCCATGTAAAAGCACCGTCGAACCAAGTGTCTCTAAAAGTTTCACTACCGTCTAAGATAACCGGACAGCCAACTGGAATATCCTGGTTAAACGTCCTTAAGTCTCTTTCAATATAATAATCATAGAACTCATTGTAAATATCTTCGAGTTCTTGTAGTTGAGATGTGGTTGCTGTTGCAAAATCAGCTGGTGTAAAACCTAAGTATGTTTGATAGTCAGTACTATTTTTATCTAATGTAGTCTCTAGCACTAGACCCAAATCCTCAATAAAGAGAGTTCTGCCTTCTGGTGCAACCTTAAATTTAATATCATGACCCTCACTTATAAAACCAATCTCATTCTGAACGTTCCACACATTTAAGTTTCTCTGAGTAAAGTAGTCACCTTCTGCTGTAATATCTACAATCTTAGTATTTAATGGAAGATATTCACGCTGTAATTTCTGCTTTAAACCATAGAGCTTGATTAAGATTTCATCCGGTGTATACTCAAATATCTCATCAACGGTTGGAATATCCCATTGGTCAACGCCACCGTTCGGTTCGTTTAATCTATAGACTAGGCTAAAACGACTAGTCTTCTTCATTGTACTTGAAGGGATCTGCACTGTCAACTTCTTACGCAGCATCTCACCGCGCACCGAAGAATTAGGGACAGGAATTGCAAAGAGTTTACCAAAAGAAGGCTTGCTCTTGTCAACGTTCATCCAGTATTCTTTTAGTGTTATATTGCTATAACCAAAGAAGTCAATCGCATTTAAGATTGCCTTGTAAGTACCAACGAAGGGTTTAATATTATGTAGCTCTAGTAAGAGCTCTTTACGCTTTCTGTTTAAGAGTTTATAGTCTGGGCTTTGTTCCGAGATGTCATGCTCTTTAAAGAGTAGGAAGTCTCCTTCATCTAGAGTTGCGCCAAAATTTTGTAGTAAAGTTCTAAGTCTTTCGTCTTCGGCAACCACCTCGCCATAGAATGCAATCTGAGCAACTTGTGTCTCAATTCCATTAACTACATCATAAATACCTAAGACGCGCCTGTGTGGTCCGTCAGCATTAGATCTTAAAGCTACATTTAACTGCAGTGCTTGGTTGCTCAATTTTTTAAAATCCAGCTTCTCATAATACTTAACACCATCAACAACATTATAAGGTGCAACCGACTGTAGCTGCGGCTCTAATGTTAACTCTTTATGGTGTGTAACAACAGGCTGGCCATTCTTCATTTCCGCACCGTAGATAAAAATATCACTAGACGTTCCTTTTTCATCAATCCATTTACAAACTAGTTTTGAACCAACTGAATTTTCAATCGGCTGAATCAAACCTGGCATTGTAGCAGATGTAGTCTGACCCGCATAGTAGTAGCCAGTCTCCTCTAATAAGAAAATGTTAGCCGTTTCGTAGAGACCAACAGATACTTCATCTAGATAGACGTTACCTTGCCAGATACCACCAGCATCTTTGACCATGTTCATGTCATAGTCAAATCCGTTAAAAAATCTTAGTTTATCGTACATTAGTATCGTCTTTTTCTACTGTGTAATTTTTAAACGTTTTTAGGTGCTTAACGCCCTTAATAATATTGTAAAAATAATCATTAAGAAAGAGCATAAACTCTTTAATAATCTGATTTCTACGAATGTGTTTCGAGGTCATCAGATTAAAAAGATTGTTCTTATAATCGTAACCAGTATTAAGTCTAGAGTCTTTACGGTGTTTTGCAACATCGTAAATCTTTACACGTTTATACCTTAATAAATCTTTAAAAGGTGCTTCCATTATAACGCTTTTCTATTTCCAGCTTGTACTCTAGTGTAAATTGTTCTAGGCACAGGAGCTTCATCAAAGTTTATACTCAGTGCAGCCTCTTCATTTAATTTTACATCATCATCGACAAGATCGCCATCGCGGTCTAACCAACCACCTCTAAAAATAGCAACTTCATCTTTGCCCATTATAATATCACCCCATTGATCTAAGCCTCTAACTGAGTCTGGGATAGAATCTCCTGGGTTAATTCTAACTAGATTAGACTCTTCAATCTTCTGGAAGAACACATATTTTTGTTTACCGTTACCGATATTTTCAAGAGTAACTGGTTCTTGTGGCTGAATAGTTGTAGTTACAGTCTCATAGTAACCCAATCTAAGTGCATCTTCTTCTTTCTGGCTAATGAACCTTACGTTAACTGAATCAATACCTTCAATCTCTTCAAGAATATAGACAATGTCTGACTTAGGCAGTTTATCTCTTCTCGTAATGTTAAGCATATAATTTGAGATAGCCACTCTTACGTCGTTTGCAATCTCTTGTTTACTAAAGCCATCAAAGTATCTGATTGCAACATCCATACTATACTTCTTGACAATTGGTTCTACGAATTTAACTTCAGCAGCCATCATCATCTGGCCTGAGTTTTGCAGCACCTGATACATTGCATCATATTCGCTTTGTGTAAAGAACATCTCTTGTTGCGGCAACGAGAAGTAATCCATACCTGCAGTTAACTTTCTCTTAAAGTCTGGCATTGCAAAGATGTAAACTACATTGTCGTCGTCTAAATACTGGTCGTCTGTGCGGTTGTACGCATCAATATATGAAAACTGGTTGTACTTAGATAAGAAGTACTCATAGTTGTCTGGAGTGGCCAACACATATGACTTACTTGCAAGTGGTGTTAGAATCCTTGTAAAATCAGTTGATTCACGATCTGCTCCCATCTTCGGAGAAGATGTTACTGTTACATCAAAGAATTCATTTAGGTCATGTAGTTCTCCAATTGAATCCTCACCTTCCGTTTCCCATTTTACAGTTAGATCTGAACCATCAGGCAAATTACCTTTAGAGCCACTGTGTTTAATATACTCAATCTCGATTGTGGCACCATTTGCCGGTGGCATACCGAAAGAACCGTTACCAAAGTAAAGGTCTAATCCGCCGCTAATTCCAGTCTTAACCATATAAGCTTTTTCGTTAGCGTTCATGTCATAGAGTGAAACATGTTTAGTCCATACTTCGCCGTTTACGTAGACTGTAATTTTGTTATGGTCAGTTAAGCCTCTAACGTTTATATTGTAAGACTGAAGATTCTCTCCAGTCCCAGTTACAGTTTGTGATTCATATTCACCTTGTATAATTTCACATGTAAATTTATTCTTATTACTCTTCTCAACTCTAAATCTTTCTCTTGGTGTTTGAACAGTGTACTTTAGACCATTTGAGTCGAACTTAATAACAGCTCTACCATCAAATGTTAGACCAGTACCTGCAATTTTAACAAAATCAGCGCCCGGCTTCCACCTAAACTCAATTTCACCAAAAGCAGCATAGCCTCTAGTTGCATCATGTCCAGTTAGTCTTGACATACCGTAAATTGACTCGGCCTGTTGAGCCGTGTAAATATTCTGTTCCACTAAAGAATCTTCTACGTAGAACATAATCAATTCACTCATCTCACTCATTACATTTAATAGCTGTGCGAAAGGAGAGGCGTCAGTGAACAAGGTACCTGCGCGATTATAGATACGAGAAATATATGTTCTTGCATCCTGTTTAATCTGAGCACCTGTTACTCTAAGCTTATTTAAAAATTTAAGATCTGCCATCCGTTTTATTTATTTAATTTACGTAAACCTGCACAAGATAACTATTATCAACTGTGATGTCAATATAAGCAACATCTCTCACAGTACCTCGTAAAAAGCTAATTTCGGTTTTTACATTATATTTTTTAGCCAGTGGACAATATGCATCTATCTGGCCTTCTATTGTTGATTTCAATTGCTGTTCATTGTACTGTAATGAATATATCAAATCTTCTAAATTACAGCCAAAACCAGGAGCGCCTAAAACTTCTCCTTTATCAGTAAAAAGAGTAGTTTCAATTTGAGTTATAAGTTGTTGTACTTCATTCTCAACATGAACTTGATTTGGATCATAGTTAGGATCTCCTATATATTTAATGTACAATTCCATCTTTATATGTATCTCTTTTAGCTATGGAACATCCAGTCCACACCTTCATCACCCTTGATTTCTTCTTCAATAGCAGCAAGTTCATCATCACCCATTGATTTAATAGCATCATAGTCGAAGTCAACATTACCTGGCAGAGCAAACTTGAAGATACCCAATTTGGCACCAAGTGATTGTTTGATCTTTGCGCTAATATATCTAAAGAAGATCTCATCATCATACAGAGCGCAGTCTGGAATTGTCTCATAAACCTCTAGAATAATATCACCTTTTGGTGTATCACCCATGAACTTTAAATCACCAGTTAATCTTGAGTACTGGAAAGAGATCGGATTCTCAAGAATCTGCCTTGACAGATCAGCAAGTGAAGCATTAAGTACATAGTATTGTAACTCTTCAGCTGCTTGTGCAGGTCCTGAACCATCATACATTCTTCTAAATAACATCTTATCGATTGAGAAGTCAGCACCAGACTGGAATCTTAAATCAGATCCGCCCATGTTATTCCAACCGCTTGCAAGATCATATACACCGTAAACAGCATAAACTTTACCCGCACCGTCAGCCGCAGCATCTGGCAGAGTCAAACATCTGTGCTTCTTAAAATATTCAGTCTCAAAAATCTCTTTCGGGATATGATAATAGTTCTCCTTTACAGAGTCCTCATATTTCTTGTAGAACCATTTCTTAGCTCTCTTGATAATGTTAATGATCTCCTTTTTAGGTAGATTAACAGGTACCATACAAGCACCGGTAATCTCATCACCGATCTCATCTAGAAACTCGTTTAAACAATCACTGCTAAAATCTCTAGGAGTTGTTAAACCACTTTCATTACCGCTTCTAATTTCACTCATTTTATGAATTTATTTTTTTACTTACTACGATTTCCGTATCTTCAAATCTAGCATGAGGGCCGATATTACCCTCTCTAAATATACCACCTATCATTCTGCCTTTAAAGATACCGTCTCTACCGAAAACATAACAGTTAACAGCGCTACAGCTACCATGTACATATGAAGACTGGACCTTAGACTCTTTAATCTCAGTTGACTGATAAAAATTACAATATTGTAGATCTGAGCCTTCAACTTTACAAGCGTAAAAGTCACAGTTAATTAAATTACCTCTAATTTCAGACGTAATAAACTCGTAATTTTCAGCAGCGAAACAAGTTGGCATCTTACCATCTTTAACCTGAATCGAAGAGAAGTCAGAGTCGTAGTTAATTGTACCTTCTTCTAGAGAGCCATGGATAATTAAGTCCATTACTCTTCTCTTAATTCTATCCCAATGTACTTTAATAATTTGGTAGTCATCTTGTAGATCTACTAAGATATTAATCTTCGGCCAGTGTTTATTTAAGTTCCTGTGGTCTTTTAAAGCCTCAAGAATCGGTAAGTTCTTATTTAAGATATATTTAAGCTCAATTTTATCTTCAGCTGTAAATTCAGGCTGAGAACATGCCTTAAAGAGTTGTAGAATAAATCTATCGGCCATGTAAAGAATATCATCTTGTCTCTCTTCATAATCTTTACCACCGATATACCTAAACTCTAGGTAGTTCTTCTCTTTCTTTAAGAAGTTAACACCATAATATTTAGTATCTGGAAATACAAAGTTCATTGGGTTAACATGCTCGGCGCTAAAATGAGCAGCCTCATGCTTTGGCATCACAAACTTAATCGACTTTGCGTAAACCGAGTTCTCTCTATTTGGAAAGAATTTATAGACCTGCTTTTCATTAAAGGCCAAGATAAACTTAAGAGTGTTCATCTTTGATACCATCATCGGATCTTCAAGATACTTCTTGTCAAATGACATGTTTAAGTGGATCGAAGCTCTATCGGTTGTATAACCGTGCTCTCTAATCCAACCCAACATCTTAATGATAACAATTCTGGCATTACGATAAGGCATCGCACCAGTCACAAGCTCAATTAAGCCTGAACCACCTGACATATCAGGCTCCATCTTAAAGTGTTTGTCTGTTGGTTGAAAGTCAGAGTGTGCCTTTTCTTCTAGACTAATAGGTAAACCTAGAAGATCCTCAAGCATTTTTTGAGTTTCTTCTAGGTTCTTTTTTGAATAGAATTCAAATTCAATGCCCATTAAGGCTGCATTGAGAATTGACTCTCTTGTAGACTGTCTACTTAGTTTATTCATCGAGCTCGATATATTCTTGTTTGAATATATATCAGGCTCAAATAAATAGCTTATGGTAATTTAAGAAAGACCTTCTGAGTCTCCTCTTCAATTCGAGTTATCTTAACCGTGATTTCATCACCTGGGTTAAAGACTTTCATTACATCTTCACCTAATTCACTAACGTGTAGCAGTCCAGTAACACCGTCCTCGATTGTAACAAAAAGGCCATAGTCTTTCTTGGCTTTTACTTGAGCCTTAACAACAGCTGGAATCTTGTACCTTGATGTAATATCATCCCATGGGCTAGTTTGTACATTATCGATCTGAGTTAAAGTAATCTTAGTGTTCGAGATAACATCCTTTACTTTAAAGGTAACTTCATCCGCCGGCATAATTTCACGCTTCTTAAACTTCTCGAATGTTTCTGGATTTAGATCATTCTTGTGAATCATACCTGTCAAACATCTGTTAAATTCAACGAAGACTCCGTATTTAGCAGTTCCTGTTACGTTACCTGTGATTTCTTCACCTACATTCTCTTTAATCTTCTCAATCTCCTGTGGAATTAAGGCCTGTAAGTATTTTCTGTGTGAAACAACTATTGTGCCTCTACCTGCTGAGAAAGATACTGGTACCACATAGAGTTCTTGGCCGATGATTGACTCAAAGTCTGCAAGTTTGTTAATGCCCGCAAGTGAACCTGGCATGAAACATTCAATACCTTGTACTTCAACAATGTAACCACCGTTTTCAATCATGTTCTTAACAAGACCTACCCAAGCAGTATCGCCTGATTCGACGCCGTCTCTAAGATCCATAAAGACTTTCTGCTTAACACCGCCTGAAATTGAACCTGAAATAAATGCATTATCGGTATTAGTAATTAAAACTGCAGTTTCTTCACCTGGTGTAAGTTCTTTAACGCTCTGTGGCTCCTTATCGGCTTTCACATAGATTAATTCTCTGTAACCAATGTCAATAGTAATTGTATCTTGAGTTACTGCGTAAACAATACCTTCATGGATTTCGCCAATACCAACTCTTGGTTTGATAGTCTGGTTGATTTCAAAATCCTGCAGTATGTTGTACATTTCTTGAGCATAAGACTCGCGGGAGTAAACCCGATCACCAGGTCTAGTTTTAATATGTGGATTAGGTTTTCGCGTATGCGATGGACATGTAGCTTCGTAAGCTTCCCACATAAAATTGCCGTCTTTGTCATAGAATTCACTATGCTCAAATTTTGGCTCCTCTGAAATGTTGTTTGATTCGACGTTTTGAGTAGATTGCTCTCTTTTAACTTCGCTGTCGGCCGTCGTTTCGATGCGAGTACGTTTGTTTTTGTTGGACATTTATTTTTTAGATTAAAAGTGTAACATATTATATATCCGTTTAATTTTCTTAAATAACCACGGGTACAAAGCCGGGCATTGGTACTGGCCCAACCGGCGTTGGTATACCACCAAGGTAGATTAGTTTAAACTCAAGTAGATGAATTGCGTAAGTTGCTGCAAGTGCCGAAGCAACGGCTAATGCAGGCGGTTGTGTGGCTGGTAGCTGTGAAAAAGTCTGACCCATGTTCATGGCTCTTCTTAAATTATTAGCAAGTCGATTTGCACTACCGTAATAAATTGGAATATAGATACCACCAAGAGGTGCTGGAATAAGAGCTGGTAGTGCGGAAGGTGAAACTTTAAACGGCTGCACCGTTGTGCTATACCAATAAGCAATTGTAGCTAAAGCAAGTTGTTTCCATGGATCTGTACCATCATCGGTATTAAATAGACCGTTGTCCATAGATAGACCTGAATAGCAACTGTAGTCAAATGGTAGATCTGCAGGCGCTTCTTCACAAGCAGCAGCATTATTTTCAGCCTGTTCACCTTGCCATTTAACAAACTCAAATAGAGTGCCACCGCTAAGAATTTTAATGTCTGCGAATGTACTGCTTTCACCTAGTGCTTCTAGCTGTGGTTCTGGCGTTCTAACCCAGTTATTTTCATATTCAGTAACCTCATATGTTGATATTACATAAGCTGGAGTTTTCTGCCATCTGCTTAGTACTCTAACTGTACCGTCAGCCAATGTCTCTGAATATGAATTCGGTAAGTAAACTCGTACATCTGGCCTCCATGAAAAGAAGGCAACGACAGCATCAGTTAGTATCTTAGGTCTTTCACTAGGAGATTCTCTATTATAAGAAACTTGGATACGTTTTGGGTTTAATTCTTTTTCTGGCCTATCATCTCCAAAGGGCCATGGTTTTTGAATAGGGTATACAGCATCTCTTTTAATTGCAGTTTCAATATTATCAAGATTTGCAACATTACCAAAAGGACTAAAAAAGCTAAAACTATTAGCAGGATGTGCTGCTATAATAGCATTTCTTACTTTGTTTGAAACGTTATCAATCAATGTTTGCCAGTTATAACCAGCAGCTGCAATTCCTGTTTTAACAGTGTTATGTACGTTAATATAAGGTGCACTAAAGCCACTGCCTAAATTAACATTACTAAAGTTAAAGCCTTGATATTCTCTTTTACCTAAAGATGAAACCCATTCAAAGAAACTCCAACGTTCGTTCGGACTGCTGATCTTCTCAAATTGCTGTAAGAGCCTGTTCGCAAACATATCTTCAATCTGAGACTGTGTGTCGTTGGGCTCAATACAGTGAAACTTGAAATAAGAGAAGGTGTAGAGTCTTGAGCCCTCTTCTTCTAAGAACTGGCAGAACTTCTTCTCACGTTCGGCTTCTAGTTCTTCTTCAGTCGGTGGGTCTGGAATCTCAGTTGACATTTCATCATAAGGCTCAAGAGATTCTTTGCCCTGTTCTGTAACATTGCCGTCTGCATCTTTCTGGTCTACTAAATAAGGTTCACCGTTTCTAAAGATCTGCTCAAAGATTTCACCATACGCTTTAATAAAGATTTGTGCAGCTGGCGATTGAGTATGCGTTGCACCAAAGGGTGTTTGTGCAGTCTTAATTGCATCTAGATAGAAGCCAGCTAAGGCTTCACCAAAGCTTCTACGACCACTTGGCGTTACAAGCGGCACGTAGGTCTTAACGTCAAAGTTAGCGTTAATCTCAGCACCCGGTCGATCTTGTCCTTTCAGAACTCCTGGTCCACCAGGATTTGCATCGCCGTTCGCAATGTAACTACTAACGTCTGTTATGAATTTAGGCCACAGTGCTGGCATTACTTACCTTTTTGTTGATAGTTAATATGAGTAGCTGTAAGTTCTCCAACGGTAACTGGTGTTGGCGGCATTGGTGGGCCGCTAGGACCAACTCCGGTTGGGTGGATGTGTGTATTGTAGTCATCCAATAGTTTTTGCAACCAGTCTTGTAAGGATTGTCCACGCACTGCAGGTTCAGTCTCATCTGCTCCAGCTTCACCTTCGTTTGAAATAAAAATGTCACCGCAGTCTAAGAACATCTTAGCATCAGTTGAGATCTTAATAAAACCTTCTTCGTCGATCTGGATCATCGGTCTCTCTTTGGCACCAGAACCACGCGTAATCACAAGACCATCTTCCGGTGAGTGATATATTCTTAAATTTCTTTCGGCATCATAGACTAAACTTATGACGTCCTGTGGTGCGTCTGAGGCCTCAAGAACATCAGTCTTAAGGTCATCATTCTGATCTACTTGAAACCAGTATTCTGGGTGATAGATGTTACCATTATCAAAACGAACAGCAACAATATCACCAACTCTAGGTACGTGATGCGAACCTACAGCATCCCTATTCATTGGAGTTGCCCATGGGATAGCATCGTCTGTTAACTGGTCAAATTTACCAAAGACTTTGACGCGGCACCTGCCTTTTAGAAGTGGGTCTTCGTTAACCACAACTTCACCAAGCCAATGCGCATCTCTAAGATTATCTCTATAAAGTTCATTGTTATTCATGTACGTTCTGGTTTAAGTTGCCATCTGGACTACTGTCTACTCCTGGCTCGTATACTCTTTCGTTAATTGGTCCTTGTGAACTATCTATCGCTCCATCTGAGTAGATCTTTTTCGGAGTGATTACATCATTGTCGTTTCCACCTGAAGGCTGGTTAAACTGATTAAATAATTGTCCAGCTGCATTGGCTATACCATTTAAACTACCTGCGTTTATTGCATCTTGGATTGTAGATGCTGCGTTAATGCCATGTACGTTACCAAGTAGAAGTCGTGCAAGTGCTCCTTCGACTACAGAGTTAGCAAGTTGTCCAAGCTGTCCAGTTAATAAAGAGCCATGAGCATTACCCAAAGCTCCTCTATCGCCCGGAAGTCCACCTAATA